TGTAACGGGCTGGCCAAGAGACGATGACTTTGACTATACAGAATGGAAACAGAAAGGTGAAACATCTAAAATTGAAGATTGGATGTTATCAAACATAGGAAACTAACTAATGGCTTTTTTTGCAGGTAGCACAGTACTTATGTCAGACGGCTCGCGAAAGCCGGTTAAAAACATAGTTCCAGGTGATTACGTAAAAGACTTCCAAGGCAATTCTAAATTAGTAGATGGAATAAGAATACAGAATTCATATTTCAACCCTAAGAGAGAACAGTGGTTGATAAATGAAAAGTATCTCGTAACCGATGTAACTAATTTTGTATCACCTGACTATCATTTTTATACTACCGGCAATAATCCATATGGTGAAAATCCAGATGTTCTTATCACTCTAAAAAAAGCAACTTTGTTATTTGTCGGTCAAGAGAATAGAATACGTAAACTTTGGACTTGGATTGATGAATCTTACTCGGATATATTTTCACCAATTACAGTCGGTATTACAATTAAAAAAGAAGATGGTGGGTCTGAAGAAGTTACTTCTTTGAGACAACTTCAAGACAGTGAATGCAATCCAGCTTTAACTAAGACTTATTCTTTTTCAGTCAAAGGTGGTACTATGTGGGTAGACGGATACTTAACCACAGCAAGACTCAATGAAGACTTTGACTATAAGACTATGCTACCCATAGAAGGTACTGTTACGATCACGAGTAATACTGAAAATGTTACCCAATATGCACGTATTATAAATATTGATTATTCGGCCAATAAAGATTCTATCTGGGATAGTGAAAATGATTGCTGGATCCATGCTTGGCAGAGACAATAAATAAATATACTAAAACGCCAGCTGGAGGGAAGGGAACTCAATGGCCGCCAAAGACTTCTCCGTTAAGAACGGAATCATTGTAGCTACAACCGCAAACGTAACCGGTGCTGCAACTTTCTCAAATACAATCTCCGTAACTGGCAATGCTACCTTTAGTAACAGTACAGTTCATACCGGTAATGCTACTTTCAGCAACACGATTGCCGTAACCGGTGCTGCAACTTTCTCAAATACAATTACCGGTCCGGGCGTTACCACCAACTTAGATGGTTTCTTAATCGACGGCGGTGTCTACTCTTAAGGATATATAATGTTACAGCATAAGCTATTGAATGTAGATGCGATTCGTGGGGTTGTCTTTGATTTTCCAGAAGTCGGTGACGTCTTACCCATGCATACTCATGATGAGACTAATGTACATATCACCATCTGCGCCCGCGGAAGGTTGAGGGTCTTTAGTAACCAATTTGAGTTGGAGATCTCCGCTGGTGAAGTATGGGATTGGGAACCACATGTCTGGCATGGATTTGAGGCTCTAGAGCCAAACTCTAGAATCGTTAACATAATTAAAGCTTATGCAAATCCAAATGAAGAAATTAAACAAACTGACTATGATCATTAACAAGGAGTGACTATAATGAAAGCTATGTGGCAGATGTGGTCTGGAATACTTCCAGCTGAAGCATGTGATGAGATTATTGCTACTGCTTCTCTTCTTACAGAACAGGAAGCGAGAGTCGGAGGTAAAGACGGTATTGGTGTAGATAAATCTATCAGACGTTCGGAAGTTCGTTGGATTGAAGACTATCATGAAGATTTTGTTGATGTTAAGAACTTTATGATTCGCAAGTTTCAAGAAGCCAACGCTAATGCTTTTGGAACCGATATTACTTTCTTTCGTAATATTCAATTTACAAAGTATGATGCTGCTAACGTTGGACACTATGACTGGCATGAAGATATTTTCTGGCAATCGGATAGCGTCTTAGATAGGAAGCTTTCTATGGTTGTACAGCTCACTGAACCGAGTGAGTATGAAGGTGGAAATTTAGAACTGCAGTGGCATGAGCCACCGGCCCTAGAAGATCTTAGAAGACGTGGAACTATCATCGTATTTCCATCATTCTTAAAACACAGAGTAACACCTGTTACCAAAGGAATCAGACATTCAATGGTATCATGGATGGAAGGACCAAGATGGCGATAAAGATAAAATTACCGTATAGTACAACAGCGACGGTTATTCCGACGGCTGGCACTCTTATAACTGGTGAGATGGCCGTCAACGTTGCAGATCAAAAGATCTATGTTAAAGATACTGCTACGGTAAAACAGCTTATCGGAACGCAGGGGTCACAGGGAGCACAGGGTATAAGTACCGGTGCACCGGTGACTGGTGCACAGGGATCTCAAGGAACACAGGGATCTCAAGGAACACAGGGCACACAGGGATCTCAAGGAACACAGGGATTTACTGGGCCTCTAGGTGCTACCGGTCCACAGGGGTCTCAAGGTACACAGGGTCCACAAGGAATCGTAGGTGCAGTAGGTTATCAAGGTAACCAAGGTTTCACCGGTCCACAGGGTGGAGCCGGATCACAAGGATCTCAAGGAGCACAGGGCCCTATAGGTGCAACTGGTCCACAGGGCTATACTTATAGTGATTACTGTGTCCCTACCCAAGGTTATTTTAATGTTGTTATATCAATTGGACCACAGGGACCGGCACAAACAGCACCGGGGCCTAGAGGAGCACAGGGAGCGCAGGGTGCTCCAGGAACATACTTGGCACCTCCACAAAGCACGGGTACTTGTTTCTTAGCTTCATCTTACACTATCATGGCAGATGGCAGCAGAAAGCTTCTTAAAGATGTTAAGATTGGTGACTGGTTACTAGGTGCATTTGGTGAATTTAATCAAGTACTCGCTTCTGAAGACGAAAAACTTGGCTATAGACCTATGTGCATAGTTAATTTTGAGCATCATACTACCGCAGATCATCCTCACATAACTCCTGATAAAGGATTTGTTGTTATCGATCCCGATGAAACCCTCAAAGAATGGGGCTCTTGGTATAGATGTGAGCTTGCAGATGGATCATTTGTAATGCTTAATAATGTTGGAATCACCAACGCCGAAGATAGAGTTAAGAAGATGAACATCGGCGATAAACTTCAAACTGTTTCTGGTCCAAAAGCAGTAGATACTATAGACGAGTATTATCTACCTCCAGAGACCAAGCTCTATAACTTCGTTATGTCTGGAAGTCACACGTATTCCGTAGATGGATACTTTGTTACTGGATGGCCAAGAGACGATGATTTTGACTACGTTGAGTGGAAACAGATTGGTGAGACTTCCAAAGTAGAAGATTGGATGGAACCTAAGTAATGGCAATCAAGATCAGACTCCCTTATAACACATCATCTGGAGTACTTCCTACAGCTGGAAATTTAACTACCGGAGAGATGGTAGTTAATACTGCAGATGCTACGTTATATGCAAAAAATGCAAGTGGAGCCGTAATACAAATTAATACCGTTGGGCTACAGGGTTATCAAGGACGTCTTGGTGCTCAAGGACCACAAGGATCTCAAGGTTTTCAAGGTCCACAGGGAATTCAAGGTCCACAGGGACCTTTAGGTTTTCAAGGACCACGCGGTTCTCAAGGTACACAGGGCCCGCAGGGAGTCCTTGGCTTTCAAGGACCACAAGGTTTACAGGGTGGGGGTGGACCGCTGGGCTTACAGGGTTCTACCGGTCCACAGGGAGCTAGAGGTGGACAGGGCCCACAGGGTCTAGTAGGTTTTACCGGAGCTATTGGGCCTACCGGTTTAACCGGTGCACAGAATCCACCGGGCTTTACAGGTTATCCTGGAGCACCGGGACCAGCGGGTCCTCAAGGCTATCAAGGTTATCCTGGAGTAACTCCGCCAGTTGGAACTGGTTGCTCAACTGGCACAAACTAAGGTAAATTAAGATGGCAATTAAGATTAGACTTCCATATAATACTTCTACCGGAGTTACACCAACTGCAACTAATCTTATAACTGGAGAGATGGCTGTCAATACTGCAGATGCAAAACTTTGGGTAAAGCATAGTGATGGAACTCTAAAATTAATTACATCTGCGGGACCACAGGGCTATCAAGGTGGTGGAGTTGTAGGTGTTGCAGGATCACAGGGAAGTGTTGGGTTTGTTGGTGCAGCTGGATTTATTGGTGTTACTGGTCCCCAGGGATTACAAGGATTTCAAGGTCCACAGGGTTTAACTGGTACTACGGGTCCACAGGGTTTACAGGGATTGACAGGAACGCAGGGATCTGTAGGAGGATTGGGCATCATCGGAGGCTACCAAGGTCCACAGGGAGCCACCGGTCCAGTAGGATTTTCTGGTTTCACCGGCCCACAAAGTCAAGCTGCAGGACCACAAGGTCCACAGGGAGCCACCGGCGCAAATGGCCCGCCTGGCCCGACGGGACCCATAGGAGCTTTGACAACCGGACCAACTGGATTTCCAGGTCCCAACGCCCCCGATGTTCCCGCGCCACCGTCAACCGGTGGTGACGGTGGTGTCGGTAACTCTGACGGCGGTGTTGGTTGATGATGCTTAAAATTCAAG